ATTTCCTGAAGCAGAAGGGCCTGAACGACTACGCTGTGGCTGGTTTGATGGGCAATTTATATTCTGAGAGCGCTCTGAGACCCAATAATTTGCAGAATTCCTTTGAAAAGAAGCTCGGAATGACTGATAAGGGCTATACAATGGCTGTAAATAACGGCTCTTACAAGAATTTCATCCATGATAAGGCTGGTTATGGGCTTGCTCAGTGGACTTGGTGGTCCCGGAAGCAGGCTCTTTTATATTTTGCACAGAAGAAAAAGGCCTCTATCGACGATCTGGTCATGCAGTTGGAGTTCCTTTGGGAGGAATTGCAGGCCTATACGAGCGTTATGAGGGTCCTGAACAAGGCTACAAGCGTCAAAGAGGCGTCAAATGCGGTTCTGACAGGATATGAGAAGCCGGCTGATCAGGGAAATGCGGTGAAAAACCGTCGCGCAGAGTTCGGAAAAGGCTATTTTGACAAGTTTTCGAGCGAGTCCAAGGCTTCTGAGAAGGTTTCACATGGATATTTTGTCCAGTTTGGCGCTTTCGGAAGCAAAAACAACGCCAAAAAGAGGCTGTATGAGGTCCAGAACAAGGGCCTTGAGGCTGAAGTTGAGAAGTTTGACGGCTATTACAGGGTCGTTGATGGATATTTTGACGTTGCAGAGGCTCATTCTGTGGCTACGAAGGCTAGAAACGCCGGATTTAACGTTCTGATCAAGGAGAGAAAGGAATGAGTTTACTCGGTTTATTTAGCTTATTGTTTATATGTGCCGTAGTTATTGTTGGCACATTGTTTGGAATTGTAATTATCGGGCTTGCTCTGGTGTTTTTTGCGACAGGAATGGTCGAATGGTTTGCATACTGGGCTGTAAAACGGAGGAAATTGCGAAAATGATCTGGTATAGAGTACAAATTGGTGCTTACGCTATCAAGAAATCTGCTGAAAAAGTGTCAGTCGATCTGATTGAGAGGGGGTTTAAGACCTCTATTACTAAGGAAGGGATGCTTTACAAGGTAAGGATCGGCAGTTTTCAGGATAAAAAGAAGGCTGAGAAGCTGCTGGCAAGGGTCAAGAAGTACAAAAAGTACGAAAAATCGAAGATTCTTGAGTGGAATGACGGTAAAGATATTCCGATTGTCAATGTCGGAGAGCTTGTTCCGGATATTTCTGATGCTATTAATGACGGAAAACACGGCGATTACCATCCTAAGATCAACTTTGTAGCTATCTGGCACACTGAAACCCATGAAAGTATGTATGGTGACGCTCAGGTTTTCATTGAGTATGCTGAGAACTGTACTGATATTCTGCATGCTGTCCTGGTTGACACCGGTATGGACGGCTGTGACACCATTAAAAAGCTCAAGAAGCTCGGTATTAAGACTCTGGATGCTATCGTAATCTCACATGCTCATGGTGATCATTATGGATATTTGAGTGAGATTCTGAGGCAGTTCAAGGTTCTTCATCTGTATCTGCCTGGTATCGATGGTCTGAAGAAGTATCAGCCCAGTTTCGCTAAGGCTATTCAGAGACAGGAATCTAAGGCCAAAAAGCTTGGTATTCCTGTTAGATATTTGACTACTAACGACACGTTTACTGTTGGACATATTCATTGTAAGTGTCTCTATCAGGTGCCTGCTGATAAGCTTAAGAATCGTGACAACCACCTCTTTGTCAATGATCAGTCTATTGCTACCATGTTTACTCTGGATGGAGTTGGTCGTGTTCTGCTGACTGGCGATCTGTCGAATCCTGGTAATGAAGTAGTGATGAAAGTGTTTAAAGTCAACTTTGTACCTTTCTGGGCTGATATTGCTAAGTGTGGCTGGCATGGTGATGGTGGCGCTATGCTTGAAACATGGGCCAAGTTCGTCGGTGCTATCTGCTGGTACTGGAACTACCATCATGCTATGAAGAAGGGCGGACGTCAGAATACTCTGAAGAAGCTTTTGAAGGCCGGTGTTAAGGAAGATCACGTCTACAGGAACTATGAAGACGGTGACATCACATTCTCCTATTGCGATGGCTGGTGGACTGTTACCAAATCTAAGAATAAGAATTATTCATACAAGTTTAAGTCCAGGTTTGCCGCTTGATTGATATTCTGATGAAAGGGCTATTATGAATAATAAGAGAAAAAGAGGACGTCCTAAAAAGTATTTAACACGTTCTAAAGACCTGCATATTCTGATGTATGAGGAAGAATACGAACAAATTAAAAGGAAAGCTGACCAGTTAGGAATTAGTATTTCTACGTTCATGATGTTAGCCGCAAGGGAATATTTGTACAAAAAATAATTTTATGTCGATAAAAAATCTGGCCATTTTTGTTTTAAAAAAGTGGGCTTTGGCCAAAAAAAAGTGGGTTTTATTTTTATGTCGAGGAAAAATAATTGCGTTTTGGTCAAAAAAAGTGGGCTTTTGGCCATTTTTGCAAACCAAAAGTGGCCAGAATATTCCTCGACATAAAAATCAAAAAATGCCCAAAATAGCCAATTTTTAGCCAAAAAACGTTAAAAAATGCCCTAAAAACCGTATTTTTTGCCCTATTTTTATGTCGAGGAAAAATCCTGCCCACTTTGCCCACTTTTTTTTATTATTAATTGCGAAAAAAAAAATTAATAATATATAATAGTTTACGAAAAAAAGTGGGTTTTTGGCCAGAATATTCCTCGACATAAAAATCATTGATATTTCAGAGACTTCTTTATCTCTTTGTTTCGTGTTATTATAGCGATATTATAGCGAACAGAAAGGAGATAAAGATAATGGATATTTTTAATAGTGAACGAATCAAAGCTATGCAGACAGGAGAATACGTTTGTCCGTTTTGTGGAGGTTCAATGGAATTTGAAGATGATTGGGAAACCGTTCTTGTCTGCCCAGATTGTGGTGAAAGCATGGAACTCGACAGATACGGTTTTACAGATGACGAGTACGAAAACCTATACCCAACAGAAGATGAACTGAACTATTGATATTTAAACACTTGCAATTTTGTAAAGGGTCTCGCTTAGTGCGGGGCCTTTTTCTTTTGCTGTTTTTGTGTTCGCAAAAATTACAGGTCCTTTTATGAAAGGGAGAGAGTTTATAGCGCGATTTTCGTGCTTCTTTCCCTTTTTGTTTTCTGGATATTTAGAAAGGAGTAACAATGTCAGGAAAACTAGAAAGGGATTTTCAGTCTGGTCTCATTCGTGAAATCAAAGATCGTTTTGATGGCTGTTATGTGATTAAGCTGGATTCGAGCTACATTCAGGGTATTCCAGATCTATTGATATTATGGGAAGACCGTTGGGCGACGCTCGAAGTTAAGAAATGTGCGAACGCCAGTAGAAGACCAAACCAAGAGTATCATGTTAACCGAATGAACGATATGTCTTTTTCAGCATTCGTTTATCCAGAGAACAAAGAGGAGGTTTTGGATGAACTTCAACAGGCATTCAAATCTTGAAGGCTGTCACGCCTTCCTTGGAGCCAGTAAGTACCACTGGATATTTTACGATGAAGATAAGGTTTCGGAAGCTTATAAAAAAGCTCTTGCAGCTCAGAAGGGAACGGAATTACATGCGTTTGCTGCTCAGTGCATTAAGCTCAGACAAAAACTTCCAAGATCAAGAAAAACTTTAAACATGTATGTGAATGACGCAATCGGCTACAGAATGACACCAGAGCAGATTCTTTACTATTCACCAAACTGCTTTGGTACAGCTGATGCGATTTCATTTAACGACAATCTGCTTAGAATCCATGATTTGAAAACCGGTGTCACGCCGGCTCATATGGAACAGCTTCTTGTGTATGCCGCTTTGTTTTGTCTTGAGTACGACACAAAGCCCGGCCACATTGATATTGAGTTAAGACTCTATCAGTCTGATGACATTTTGATTGCAAATCCAGGTGCGGATGAGATTGCTCCTATAATGGATAAGATTATCACTTTTGATCGGATACTTATGGATATTCGTAAGGAGGAAGAACAATGAGCCACAACGATGCGACTTTTATTGAAATAGAGCCCTTGCGTGGCGAAGATGCTTTGATGCACTACGGTGTCGGTAAACTGGATGGCTCACCGGGAAGAGGTTCCGGCAGATATCCTCTCGGTTCTGGAGAGAAACCACACCAGCATAGCGGTGATTTTATCAGTAGAGTTGAAGACCTTAGACGGAAGGGAATGAGTGATACAGATATTGCTCGTTCTCTTAATCTTTCTACTACACAGTTCCGTGTTCAGATCGCTATCGCTAATGAAGAGCGTAGATCGGTTAATGTAGCAACAGCCCGTCGTCTCAGAGACGAAGGGAATTCACTAAACGAGATTGCTAGAAAGATGGGTTATAAGAATGACTCATCTGTACGAACTCTTCTTGATGAAAATGCAGAATCAAGAATGAACCAGTCTAAAAAGACTGCAGAATATCTTAAACAGATTGTCGATGAGAAAGGCATGCTGGATGTCGGTGCCGGTCAGGAACGATTTGCTGGCGTATCAAGGGTCAAATTCGATGAAGCTTTATACAGACTGCAACTTGAAGGATATCCTGTTTACGGTGGATCTGTTGAACAGGTTACTAATCCTGGTAAGAGAACAGTTCTTAAGGTTCTTTGCCCGCCCGGCACAGAACATAAAGACATCTATTCTCTTGATATTCATTCTATCGAAGAATCAGATAAGATTCTTACTGATAATGGCAATAAAATCGAACCGGCTTTTAAGTATCCTGAAAGTCTTGATTCAAAGAGGCTTGCTATCAGGTATGCAGATGATCCGGAAGGCGGCGCGCAGAAGGATGGCGTTATTGAACTTAGACGTGGCTGCAAAGACCTTGACTTAGGTGAATCGAACTACGCTCAGGTTCGCATCATGGTTGATGGCAAGAAGTATCTTAAGGGTATGGCCGTCTATGCAGATGATATGCCAGATGGTATTGATGTAATTTTCAACACTAACAAAAAAGCTGGCACACCTATGGAAAAGGTTCTCAAAGACATAAAGCCTGATAGAGAGAACCCTTTTGGATCATTGATAAAAGAACGTGGCGGTCAGTATTACTATGAGGACGAGCATGGTAATAAGAAGCTTGGTCTGATTAACAAGCGAGCCGAAGAAGGTGACTGGGCTGATTACAGTGATAAGCTTCCTTCTCAGTTTCTAAGTAAGCAGCCGATGAAGCTCATCAACCAGCAGCTTAATCTTACTATGGCTGATAGAAAAGCCGAGTTTGATGACATCATGGGACTCACCAATAAGACTGTTAAACGAGAACTTCTCAGGTCTTTTGCAGAAGACTGTGACTCTGCTGCTGTACATCTTCAGGCCGCGGCTCTTCCTAGACAGAAATATCAGGTAATCCTTCCTCTGATGAGTGTTAAAGACAATGAGGTCTTTGCTCCGAACTATAAGAACGGTGAGAAAGTAGCTCTTGTAAGATACCCTCATGGAGGAACATTTGAAATACCTATTGTTACTGTTAATAACAAGAATGCTGAGGGCAAACGAGTTATTGGAACTGGTGCTAAAGATGCTATTGGTATCAACGCCAAGGTGGCATCTAGATTATCTGGCGCTGATTTCGATGGCGATACTGTAATGGTAATACCTATAGGCGCCAAGTCTCAGGTTAAATCCACGCCCCCACTCAAAGGTCTTGAGGGGTTTGACCCAACAGCAGAGTATGGTCCTGATAGTCCCGGTAGTGCTGGTAAGAATTACAAGAGAATGTCGGAAGGTTATAAGCAGCAACAGATGGGTGTTGTATCCAACCTTATTACAGACATGACATTGAGGGGCGCTAATGATGCTGAGATAGCCCGTGCTGTACGACATAGCATGGTTGTCATTGACGCTGTAAAACACGACCTTGATTACAAACGTAGTGAGAAAGAGAATGGCATTGCAGAACTTAAACGTTCCTATCAGAGACGGATTGATCCTGAGACTGGTAAGGAATTAGGAGGGGCATCCACCCTTATCTCCAGGGCTAAGAGCCCGGTATATGTTAACAAGAGACGTGGTAACCCTATCATCAATAAAGAGGATGGTACCCTCACCTATAAAGAGGCCGATCCTCAACCATTTAAAAACAAAGATGGTTCTATTGTCTATAAGAAAAGACAAGAGAAAAGCACACAGATGGCCGAGGCTAAAGATGCTATGGAACTTTCTTCTGGTACCAAACAGGAGAACGCCTATGCCAACTACGCTAACTACATGAAGAGTTTGGCTAATCTTGCTCGAAAAGAAATGCTTGCTACAGGTCGTTCTAAATTCTCTGCTTCTGCAAAAGAAGTCTATCGCAAAGAAGTAGATGATCTTATGGCACAGTATAACGAAGCACAGAAAAACAGACCTAGAGAAAGGCAGGCTCAGTTGTTAGCAAGTAATAAAGTCAAGGCTATTCAGCAAAGCAACCCAGACCTCGATAAAGAAGAGCTTAAAAAAGTTAAAAATACAGCTTTAAAAGAGGCCCGTGCACAAGTTGGAGCCAAGCGTGTTCCAATTAAAGTCACCGACAAATCATGGGAAGCTATACAGAATGGCGCTATATCAGATAGTACTCTGGCTAGTATGCTTAAATACATGGATTCTGATGACTTAAGGAAGCGTGCCACACCAAGAGCTACTAAAGAACTTAGTTCTTCTAAACAGTCTCTTATTAAGACTATGAAAGCTAGTGGTTACACTAATGAAGAGATTGCAGATAGACTTGGTGTATCTACGTCAACTATTAACAAATACAAGTAATTGCATACAATCGTACATGAATAGAAAGGAATTATATGGCTTGTGCACTAACAACGTTTGACAATCCTTATGATCCATTCAAAGACTTTGACAAATGGTTTGTATATGATGTAGTGGAAGGCTACAACTCATG